CGCGAAGGGGAGCTGGCGCAGTGCAATACATCTCTCCACCTATGGTGGTCACCCCTTTCCAGGGGGTGGTCATTGTTGGTGGAGAATCTTAGGGGAATTAACCCCTAGGGACGAAGGGAGCTCTGGTGCTTGTTGGGTACGGTTAGAAAGAGGTCGATCCCGTTCTACGGGTCGACTTATCGCTACCGGACGGAGTTGGCGGGTTCTCCCCCACCTCCGTGGTCCACCAAGAATCTTCTCGATTCTGGAGATTGGACCGCCTTTCAAGGGACTCAGGTGACTGAGTCCGAAAATCATGGGCACTGGCGGACTACGTGGCGCGAAGATGCGCCGCGTGTGTTCGTCGAGGTGCCTGATCGTGGAGGCGACTTCACTACCACAAAGAGATTTGTCCAATCACCGGTAATTCCGGTGAATCAGACAGTCTCCTCGGGGTGGTATGTCAACACAAATTTCCAGACGATTCGTAGCACCTATCAAGGTGCTATTCGACCGTCTGGGATTGGCGGCAATGGTTTCACGTTTCCTCCCTCGGCTGCGAGTAGTGATACTCAACTGTCGAGGATAGGGACGGAGGCCATAGCCAATTGTGCTCCAACGAATTCTGTCGCGAACCTTGCGACCGCACTTGCGGAACTCTACCACGACGGGATCCCGAAACTAATGGGATCTCAGTTATGGCGGAATAGAACCCGTTCCCTCAAGGCTTTGTCAGCCGATACGGGGGACGAGTATCTTAACGCTGAGTTCGGTTGGAATCCACTCGTTAAAGACATCCTGGATGTTACTCAGGGTGTCCTTGAGGTCGATAGACTAGTCAATCAGTACTATCGAGACTCTGGGCGGATTGTTCGACGACGTCATGTTTTTCCACCTGTCATCACAGAGGTTAACCAAGATGTCTTTTCGGGAGTAAACGTCGCCTTAGTTGGCGGCGCCCCGTTGGACGCGTTGGCCTCGGTGAGGAACCAAGGAACAGTTGTCAGGAATCGCGTAACAACGATTCAGCGCTGATTTTCCGGTGCCTTTACTTACTGTATCCCCGAGACTTTGGGGACGCAGCTGTTAGGGCACAAGGCGACTGCGCTTAAACTTATGGGGGTGGAACTAACCCCCGAAGTTCTCTGGGAACTGACTCCTTGGAGCTGGGCTGTTGACTGGTTTAGTAACTTGGGTTCGCTAATCACGAATCTAACGTCGCTAGCCTTCGATGGTCTCGTAGTGAGATACGGGTATGTCATGGAGCATTCGATTGTCCGTGACACCTATATCCACATTGGGCCTACCGGGTTGAAGGACCCGAGCGCCTTCTGTGAACCGTACGTCTTCGTCACTGAGACGAAGCTCCGGCGGCGAGCTACACCCTTTGGTTTCGGCTTGGACCTGTCGTTTCTGACAAATCGGCAGAGAGCCATCATGGCGGCTTTGGGACTTTCCCGAATCCGCTAATGGGTGTGTGTACTGTTCCATTTCGTCAACAGGGGCCCGTAAGGGCCCTAGGAGTGATGCCTATGGCGTTTACCGATCCACTATCCGTCACGATTAATGCCGTGACCACGCCCTTGCCGAAGACTTATTCGGCAGGAAACGAGTCACGGTATACATCCGCTGACGGGCTTATCAGCATTTCCGCTAACCATACCCTCGTGAAACAGGGTCGGGAGCGGCACTTGCTGAGGATCGATCATTCGAAGCTTACTGCTAACCCGTTTGACACGTCGAAGAATACGAAGGTGAACATGGCATACTATGTCGTGTTCGACCTTCCTCCGGCGGGTTACACGGATGCGGAAGCTATGCAGGTGTATCAGGGCTTCAAAACCCTCACATCTGCTACTTCGGATGCGCTCGTCACCAAGCTCCTTGGTGGCGAGTCGTAGTGAGGATGCCAGCAGCGACAGTTTAGATTCCGATAGTGACACTCGGGCTTCACAGCCTGTAGGTCATGAAGGTGTCTTACGTCGTCGCTGGCCTCGTCGTGATGACGTGGCCTTCGATGAACTGAGGATTGAGATAAGGGTGTCCTACCGGACGCTCCTCGTCATATTTTCTCTATTCGTCGGGGTTCAACGCGTTATCGATGCGTTGGGTGGCATCCATCTTCCTCTATAACCTCCGGTGAGTTCCGGAGGATTGGGAGAAAGTGTCTTCAGCGCATAGGCGGACCACCTCCTAAGGTGGCCCCTCAGTGATACCACTCCGTGAGGAGTGTTGTGAGCGCCATCAGGCTAGGCATCCGGTTACCTCCTACGAAAGGAGGGCTGGTGAAAAGGCTGATGTCACTCTGGTCCCGAATCGCGGCAGATGCCGCGGTTCAGTGTAGCACTAGCGCCATCCGAGACATTAATACCGCCTCGGAGCGGTTCGAACATGAGGGGTTGTCGTTCTTAACGATTACCCTACCTGATTTCGGAAAATCCATTCAAAACTGGATTGACTGTGGTCAGGTCGGTATCCACACCTCGTTCCGTAAGGAGCGTGGTGGAAGGCTCCCCGCCTTTATGGGGGGTTTCTTCTGCCGTGTGTTCGACCGGAATAGTGGTGCGTTGCTCGATGAGCCTTGTGACGCTTCCATCCGTGCCTTGCGCCAGCTGACGCTGGGGTTTGGTAAGATGGAGCTACCCTGCAGTGATGCGAGGCAGCTTAAGGCGTTGCGGGGCTTCGTCGAGTGTGAGCAGGAAGTACGAAAGTGCGACAGTAAGCTTTCACGCAGGGACTTGGTGGAGTTTACGCAAATGTCGAACTTGCTTTTTAGGGACGTGTTTACAGCGATGGACGGAGACGTTTACCGCCAACGCATTGTCCCGAAGCATGGACCAGGATCAACAGCTGATGGACTCTCCGGTAACGGAAAGTTCCGTCAAGCTGTCTGGACCAATCGTCTCGAGCCGGTATTCCCTGCCGGCGAGAGCCTTCTACCCAACTGGGGCTATTATGACCAGTTGAGTGAAGTGGACTTCCTCGAACCCGGTTCCGAAGTGCCCGCTAAGGTCACTCTGGTTCCTAAAACGATGAAGACTCCTCGAGTTATAGCTATGGAGCCCACCTGCATACAGTATATGCAGCAAGGGGTTCTACGCTGTTTTCTCGAGCACTTTGGAAGGGATAGACTCCTTCCTCAGTTTATCGGATTTGACGACCAAGTC